GAAGAGCCGTATCATCCGTAGAACGATTCAACAGAACCGTTGCCCCATTAGCTGGAGCGGTTACAAATTCAACAGTAGTGGCATTGGCAAAGAAGTATTGAGTTGTAATTGTCTGAAGAACACCATTGACAGAGACATCAATGTCAGACGTATCAAGATATGGGAAGGTAATGGAGAATAGCTTGTTAGTGCCATTCGCGGTGTATGTGTTTGAGGTTACTGCCATTGTCTAAGGGAGCTGCTTTAGTAATTCAAAACTTCGTTCATTAATTCTCGGTCCTTTTCCGATATGCCGATTTTAGAGGGGTTAGCCAGTGCGGCACTAGGATTATAATTGCCCTGCTTTATTTGATACTCCTTCCGTTGAAGTTCAGTAATCTTAGTTCCAATAGAAGGGTCTGTTTCTTGGAGAACTTTAAAAGCATAGTTTTCAGCATCCGTCCAAATTTCTTGAACATTGTCATAAACTAGTGGACTCTTTGATTGGAAGTACTCTTTGTCAGGACCAAAATAACGCTCCTTCCACTTTTTCAGATCGTCTTTAAAATAAGGCTTCTTCATCTCATCTAAAAGCTTACCCCTTACATTGAAATCAAACATAGCCTTGCGAACAATGGCTTTTTGATCTCTGTTCAGGGGAATGTTTTTAAACTTATCGAGACGGTCACCCCATTTAAATTCAATCTCAGCAAGCATGTCTACTACTTCATCCTTCCGGGAAATGCCAACTTCAAAAGGAACGTTAGCATTCCAAATGTTGCCATTGGGATTCTTCATCGGTTTGCCGTCCATAACGCTAATCATAGCTGGAGCAAAGTTCCGATAAATTGGAAGAGCATTTTGTAGCATACGATCAAACTCATTAGAGTACTCACGCATGTTACCGTCAAAGGTATTGGCTATACCTCTCCGAAGACCAGAAACTGGTAGTTGATTATTAACCGCATTTAGACCAGCTTTAGCTGCTCCAGCAGAAGTCCAGGTTTCAGGATTAGCAAGTTCCGCTAGGTTAGCAAGACCTTGAAAATAACTCTTTTCAGTAAAACTACCAGCAATAGTAATAGCTAAAGCCGTCACCAGTCTATCACCAAAATCTTCTGACATCCCATAGGTATTTACAATCCTAGTAATATTAGCCGAAGCGGCAATAATATTCGACAAGGGTTCAACCATGTTATATGGAACATAAACGCCATTAAAGTTTAGTGATCGTGGTTTAATGCCAAGATCCCTCCACCGTTGATATTCAGCAGGTTCCTTTCGTGGATCGGGCATGTCACCTGTAATCAAGTTATTGGCCGCCATGTATGCAGACGCAGTAACAGCCATAACTCCAATGGCTTGCCGTCCATTCATTTCTGCCAGCAACAACTCATCACCACTGTCCTTTGCTGCCCGATAGTTCTTAGAAAAGGATCTAACAACAGGAAGATGCTCAAGCTGGTAAGTAAGGATGTTGGCAGGAGTCCTAATAAAAGGAATCATCCATGTTCCACCAGGAATAGCTGAAACAGCTCCAGAAATGTAATTAGCTACTTTACCTGGATCACTTTGGAAGGTGCCAATTTCAGCATACTCCTTAAAGGCTTCGGACTTAATAGTACCCGTTTGGGGATCCATTACTTTAGCATACTTGGTCATCTTGAGTTCCATGAACTTTTTAGGATCATAAACTCCAGATTCCATTGCTTCTAGGGTTGCCTTTTCATCAATGCGTTGACGGACAAGGATGGTTTTAAAGTAATCATCCATGCCCATCATGAGCTTTTCAGGAAAGTCAAAGTAATCTGAAACGGCATAATGCCACTTTAGAAAACCAACAGCCACTTTTTCTGGCCGAGTAGAAGCTACTTGATCAAGTGTTTCAAGCGCATTCTTTGTTTCCGAACGGCGAATGAATTGATTAACTGATTGGTTAGCCGGAACACCCGTTTGAATTGTCCTACGTGCCACCCTCCACGCTTCACCAGCACTGCCCAGGATAGAGCTGTAACCTGCTAGTCCAGCTCGCATTTGAGCAGGATTGAGATTAAGAGCGCCCCCAATGATAATACTTGAGGGACGTTCAATCAATCCATAGACAACACTACCATTCCTAAAAATGGTTTTAGCTCCAGATAGGATAGAGTTATAGAAATTACGGGCAGCAACTTCGGTTAGGTTTGAAAATGCAGTACGAGCAAAGCTAAGAGTCTTTGACGGATCACCCCCACTCAATTGAAGTGCCCTGGTCAAGCGACGCATCATCTCCAGACCATTAGCATCTCCACGACGATAAGCATCCTTAGCTTCTTTAACCATTTTCTTCATGGCAAAGATAGTAAGGGCTGTATCGCCTTCCTCTACCTCACTGCCTTTAATAATCTGATCAATTTCACGTTGATCAAGATTTTGCAAAGCTCTAACCCTTAGAGCGCCCAAAGAGCCACCAAAGAATTGAGTACTTTCTTTATAAAGCTCTAGCAGTCCAAGCAGTCGATCTGAGATCCGTTCGTAGTAATCAGCATCAGCAATCTGAGCTGTATCGGCCTTTTCAGCTTCTTTAGACAACCTGTAAAGATCATTAGCATAACTTGCAATGGTGATCTTGGCAGCACCCAAGGTTTCGGCTGTGACACCTACCAAACCTTTCTTACTAGTGGAGACCGTTTCCCCAGCTTCACTAAGAAGCTTTTTCATCAAAGCACTTTCGTCATCTGTAGCAAGATTATCGTAAGTTTTTAGGGAATCAGTAAAATCTTTATTGATGCGGTAGATGTTTGCCAGTACCTCACCATATGTTTTACCACTTTCCTTTGCAATTGCTTTGATGTCAATCTTTTGCTCAATCTCCTTAAGAAGTGTCTGACGAACATCCTTTGACATGCCCATCTGTTTAACAGCGGCTTCCGTTAGAATGTTACCAGCATTGCCATGAATAGAAACCCTGCCAGTACCAGGAAAACCCTCCTCAAGGTTTAGCTGCTTGGCGCCAATGTCATTAACATCATCAGCCTTGATTGTTCCTGTATTTTGAAAATACTCCTTTTGGGTATTTGGATCAACAGCATTATCGAGGTCGATACGGATATCAGTCTGCTTTTGCCGAAGATTATCAAGATCAAACTCTAGCTGTTGAACTTCCTCTGGATCAGTAGTTGTAGCACGTCTTGCTTCTAGTTGCTGTGCTTCTAGATCTAGTTGATTAAGTTCTTCAGTTTTAACTCCCATCATATCAGCAGTTTCCTTGCTAGAAGCTTGAGCTACTTCTTTCAAGTTTTTATCTGCTTCAGTATTGAGAACTTCCAGTGCTTCACTAACGACTCGATCCTTATCGTAACCCTTAGCCACAAGTCCCCTGGCAAACCGATAGGAAGTGGTTAAAGCAGGAAGAATTACATTGCCCGCAACATTAAGGGGCAGTCCTTCAAATACGCTTTTGACAGAGTTAAGGATTGGATCTCCTTTCTTCTGGTCACTAGCAAGAGCAAACATCCAAGACTGTTGAAGGTCCTCAGGAACCATTCCTTTGATGATTTCAGAGAAGTTACCATCCTTGGCATCCGTTAGAAAGAAGTCAGCAATGGCACTAGGAACCAAACCTTCCGTAACAATACGCTTTCCTTTGGCACCAGCCCACGCAGCACCTTTAAGACCAGCAGGCATAGGTGAGGTGCCTAGCTTGGCACCAGGAACATTACGCAATGCCCGAGACAAAAGGAAGAAGGATAGGAGCTTTTCTCCAGTCTTAGCCACGTCAGTGCGAGGGGCTTTTGTTAGTTCAGTGTAGGAGCGTTGGTAAGCTTCATCTGCTGGAGACAAGCCTTTGTTAACAGTGTTGTTAAGATAGAATTGATAGCTCTTATCAATGACAGCTTCAACGGGTTTGGCAAGCGCACCGATGCCAGCCCTAATGACTTCTGTTCCAGCAGCGCTTACTGGGTTGGAGTAGGCTTGCTGTTCAATAGCCTTTTCAGCTTCCTTTAGTTTTTGCTGACCAGTTACCCGCCTCTGCTTACGCTCTTGGGCAATCTGATCTGGTGTCTTTTGATCACCACTTAGATTATCCAGAAAATCAGCAACAGGAATGTTGATCTTTTCTTCAATAAACTTAGTAACAGCATCTAGCTGTTCAGCCGGTTGGGCTTTTGGTTTAATGGGGCTGACAAGAGTTTTGTTAAACTTCTGTTCTTCTACTTGTTTAGCCTTTGATTTAGCAGCTTTCTGTTGCTGTTGTTTAGCCTTTGCTTGCTTTACTTGGGCTTGTTGTTGTTGAACTTTCTTTTGCTCTGATTGCTCATTAAGTTCTTTGAGCTTCTCAATGTCAATAGCTGGATAACTATTCATAATTAGAATGGGGTTCTCCGCAGAGAGGTATTAGAGATAATTGTTATGGAGAGGCTTACTCCGCAGAATAAACCTCTTTATTCCATTTGATGCTAGTCTAAGGAGGGGGAGGAGGCAGTGTTCCCCGTGATTGAGGTAACTTGCCAAGGTCTTGCATCCACCGTTCATTTGTCGGTAAAGATGTTTGGAAGGAGGCCCTGGCTTGCTCCAATACTTTCCGCGCCTTGTCTCTACTAATTGAAGCACGATTGCCGCCCTGATTCGGATAGGCAGTACCACCTCCTCGGGTCGCAACTGATGCCCACTCTAAGGCCAGATCATCCAACGCTTGATCAACGTTGTTATTTTTGCCCCTCAGATATGCAGCCAGCGTTGGACGCTTACTGCCGATCATCAACTGTACAGCTAGGCGATCCTGTACTGCAGGAGTCATCACCGTGCTGTCAGAAATGCCAGCTTCCCTTGCTGCCAGCTTCAATGTGCTGGGAATGAATTGGTAGGCGCCCAGTGCGTTGTAACCTTGCGATTGATACTGCTTCCATTGGCCCAGCGTCATTTTGCTCAAACCACGAATACCTCCCGGCGTATCGCCAGCAGTGCCACGGTTGGCTGAATCCCAACCACCTTCACCACTGCGAAGCAGCAAAAGTACTCCATTGAACGGAGTAGTTGACGTGGGTGCCGAATCTTGGAAACCAGAATTAGAAGAAGTCATTTGATTTTGCTTCAATCGTTGAAGTTCAATTTGATACTGGTCTCTCATTCTAGGAGTAGTACGAGGATTGGCAATCAATTCAGCAAGCCTAGGGCTAACAGCCCTGTTTTCTTGGTAAACTTTGTTGCCACTTTGAATTGCATTGACATCGTACGTTTCTCCAACTTTAGGAGCTTGCCTACGAAGAAATTCAGGAACAGACACACCCGCAGCTTTAGCAGCAAAGTTAACGTCAGCCGGAGGTTTGCCACCACTGGTAACTACATCATATGCGGCTCGCCACCTTTCGGGACTAATGGAAATGTCTTGAATGGCAGAAGTAACTCTTGGCACGCGTGACTGGACAAGATCAACCAAGTAACGGCCATTTTGACCACCAGCAGCACCAGCAGCAGGTTGAATTACTGCTCCTTTAAGATTGGGATTTTTGGAACTTGGCAGAAACTTTTTGCCATCGCTAGAAATAAAATCAGGCGCAATAAGTTGAAGCACTTCTTCAATGCGACTGTTAATTGCACCACCTTTTGGTTCAAGCTTTCCAGATTTAAGCTCCGCCTCAACGGTAGCTTTAGCATACTGAAACATGCCTTCGACTGCTAGAGCACTAGCATTATCAAAGTATTCAGGAATTTTCCCAGCTAAGTCTCCAGAGTTTTCCTTTAGGTAATCTTTGGCTTTACTCTTAATAGCAGAATCCGGGGGAAGTAAATCCTTAATGGACTTTTCTTCGGCAAATCTATTTGACTCGCGGTCATAAATTTCAGAAGAAATAACACCTTGAGCCTTAAGAGCATCTAGTTCTTGTAAATTAACAGCCGCAGCACCTAGTTTATCGGCCCTTTCTGGATCATAATCAGGACCATTATTAACCAGCTGCTCAATAATTGCTCGTACTTCAGGCGTTTGAGGAAGCGTACCAAGTTCTTTGATGGCTTCCCGATAGTTTGCTGGGTTTCTCCTGTTGTAGAAAACCGCAACAATTCCTTCAGCTTGATCTTTTATTTCTTTATTATAATCTTCATCTTTTTGATTAGTGGTAGTCCTAATCAAATCAGACAACTCTTTTTGGCTAAAACGTTGGCCGTAGGTGCCCAAGTTTGGATTGTTTGGATTAATCAGGGCAGCGTTATAATTCTGTAAAACTTGCCCAGCCAAGCCTGGATCACGATCATTTAATATGAGAATGAGACCCTCTACCATCTCATTTGTTTCAATATTAGCCTTTTGTCTGTTTCCCCTGTTTAATGCAGTCAGTTTATCATTGAGTTCAAAGAAGACATTCTGCGCGGATGTTGGATCTTTTGCAATTAGTTCAGCTTGTTGGGGCAAACTTCCCCTTAGATCTTCCCGTTCGTTAGCTTCCCGTGTCGCAATAATTTGCTGCATTTGCATACCCAGCATTTCGCTACGAGTACGCATGGCAATGGGGGTAAGTTCAGCCGCAATAATGACTGGATTAAGATTACCTAAACCGGCCTTTTGAGCATACTGTTTAATGCCCACTTCCCAACTAGCTTCAAGTTGGGCGCGAGTTTTTGATCCTGCTGGGGCAAACAATACGCCATCTGGACCAGGAATGATTGGATCAGTTCCTGCCAAAAAATCCGACATATAAGCTTCAAGACCACTAGCAGCGACACGTGCCTTACCAATGGCTTGACCATAAGCTCGCCAGCCCGTAGCAGCAGGTGCTTCCTGATACATTGTTTCAGCAAGATCTGGATTATTAGTTCTTACCTGTTCAATGGTTTCTTGTGTAGAATCATTTGCTGCCTTTAGAATTGCTTTTTCATCATTGTATTTCGCCAATTGACCCGCAGATGGAGCCATCCGACCATTGACAATATCAGCAATACCAAGGTTTTTCTGATTTTCATTATCTTCTTTGGCTCGCTCTACCAGTGTTCTAGATAGTAGATCACTGAATTGAGCAAAGGCTTGAAGGTCCCTTTCGGATTGCTGAAGCATCTGCCGCGAAGGATCATAAGCCTCAACGGGTTGAAAGGAGGGGTTCGCTTGAAATCCAGTTAGAGCAACCTGCTGGCCAGGGGAATCATAGATGCTAGCCATTAGTTAGTCCACTTAATAACTGTACCGGCCCGTCCACCGGGTAATGCTGTATCATAGGGCAAAGGTCTAGGAGCACCCCCTCCACCCCCTTTAGGAGCTTTAAGGGCCAACCCAGCTTGTACACCAGACATTGCTGCTCCAGCAAGACCCAAAGCCAACTCGCCACCACTGGGTTTAGCCAGCCTCTGAGAGGCAGCATTGATGTCAGCAGTCCTCTGTTGGTTATAGATGTTCTCCATACCAAAGAAGTAATCCTGTTGAGCATAAGCAAGGTTCATGCCAAGCGTTGCTAGATCACGCCCCTCAACACGCTCAGCATCGGCTAGAAGGCCTCCGATTGACTGTCCAGTACGTCCGGCAGACAAGGTAGTTCCCTGCGCCTGGAGACGCCTGATAAGGCCCTGTTCCGCCTGTTGAGATGCTTGATCCATCTCACCCTTCATCTTAAGTTGTTGTTGTTGATAAGCCCTATTGGCAGCTTCTTGATTAAGGGTACGTTGTTGTTGGTAGGCCCGTTCAGAAGCCCTAGCAGCTTGACTTTGAGCTTGATAACCAGCAATGGATTGAACGGCACCCATCAGGCCCGTCGCAA